CGGTCGCGCCGTGGCTCGACCATGTGGATGATGGTCACCCACTTGTCGAAGTTGCCTTGGTCAAACATGTTCTTGACCGTCTGGCTCACGTTGGCAATGCCAAACTGCTCGACGATCTGGCCGACGGTCATGTCGACCTCGCGCACCACGGTGTCCACTTCACCCTTGTGGTTGTGGGCCAAGGCGTACTCGCCGATGGTCATCGGGTAGTGGTGCACCACGTTGTCGAAGTCAGGGAGCATGAAGGTGGCCGCGGTGCCAAAGGTGCCGAGCTCTTCGTAGATGGTGTGCAGCGCACGGTACGTGTTCGACTGTGCGTAGATCGAGCGGATCAGCGTGCCTGTCTGGTGCAGCCAGTTCTTGACGTTGGCCGACTCCATCAAGTCCTTGTCCTTGAGGCCAAGGCGGAACCATGGGCGCGCTGGGCTGGTCATGCCAGCCATCATGCCCGCCGACAGCGTGCGGATCGAGAACATCGCCGTGTTGTCGTAGATGTTGTTGTGGCGCTTCTTGCCGTCGTTGCGATCGGATGCAAAGAAGCGGCCAGCGCGGGGCAACTGGTAGTCGCTGATCTCGCGCCAGTGCTCAACCCAGCTCGACCGCTCCATGTACAGGGCGGACTTGCGCTGGAGCTTTAGCTGTCGAGGGGTTTGATACTGCATGTTATTGGCCTAAGAGTGAAGGCTTGGCCACATTGAGCGCGCCAGCGGCGATGCCCGATGGGCCAGTGAGCAACGTGCCCGCGCCGGTTGCACCGCCTGCCATGCCGCCTGCTGCTTGACGCGCTTTGCGTGCTGCTTGCGAGGCTTGAATGGTGTCAGGCGTTTTGGTTTCTTGTGGGGGCGTTACCGGCTCGGGGGCTGGAATACTGGGGGAAGAGCCGAGGCACATGAGGCGCACTCCTTCAAATTGATTTGTAGGGATCGTAGGAGGTCACGGCGCTGTTATCCGCACCGCGCTCTAGATCGCGCACCTTTGGCGTGTTCATCAAGGCCAGCACGTAGGCTGTCGCACGGTCAGGCGAGCGACCGATGCGGCTCACGATGTCGTCTCTGCCCTCGACCTTGATCGTCGTGCCAGACATCGACCACTTGGGTGCAGCCAGCTCGGCAGCCAGTTGTTTGTCGGGTGGCAGTTGAATGCCGGTGTCGTTGGCTGGGTCGAGCGCCTCGCGCATCTGCCACCAGAGCTGACTGCGCAGGTTGAAGAACGACAGGCGCCCCGACTTGTCGAGGCTCGTGGCCTTCTCCGCCACGTTGACGCCGTACACGTCTTGGCGCGACTCCTTCAAGAAGTCGTAGGGCGATGCGCCCACGCCGATCACGTCGAGGTGGATCGGTGCGCGGTCACGGGTTGCGCCGATGACCAAGCCTGCCACGGCCGGGCCGTTGGGCGTCTCCTTGCCAGGGTAGTCCATGATCTCGTCGAACCACATGCCCTTGTGCCTGCGGGCGATCGAGGTGTGGTCTTTGCCGCCACGTGCAACGTCGACGCCAACGCTCATCATCTCGCCCTTGGGCTTGCGCGGCGTCCAGCGATCCATGGCCTCGTCGATCCACGCGGTCGGGATCACTTGCCAAGGGTCGTCGCCCATGCCTGCGTGGAAGTCACCGTACAGCATCTGCGAGCGCAGTGGCTCAGGCAGCGCCTGCAGCGTGGTCATGTAGCCCGTGCCCATCAGGAACGGGTTGTCGCTGATCCGGCTGGGGATGAAGGTGCGCGACTGAGGCGTGATCACCTCGCCGTTGTGCTTGATCTCTTCGGCTGAGTCGACCCACACGTCCTTGCCATCGAGCACGGCCACGTATCGGATCTGGCCAGGCGGTGTGGGGTAGAGCGGGTGCTTCTTGTCCAGCCATGGCGCAAAGAAGTCGACGATCCACCGGCCCTCTGCGTTGGTGGGCGGGTTGAACGTCATCAGCGTTTGGCAGCGTTGGCCAGGCACAGTCGTTCGCACCCAGCCCATGAGAAAGCGCACCTGCTGCTCGAGGAAGTTGGCAGCCTCGTCGATCACGAGCAGGTCTTTGGGTCGGCCTTGGTACTTGGTCTCGTCGCCGAGGTTGGGCGCACTGCCAAACTCGATCTGCACCCCGCGGTCAGGCAGACGCCAGATCTTGTCTTGGCCGTTGTAGCCGTCCTTGTTGCCGATGAGCTCTTGCAGTCGATCAACCACGCCGGTGAGCTGTGTGCCCTCGCGTCGGAAGATGGCAGCGCGTCGGTGCTGGGTCAGCGCCTTGCCACAGGCCAAGTCGGTCTTGCCTCCGCCCGCTGCCCCGCCGTAGCCGATCACGTCGGCCTTGGACTCATAGGCCTGTGTCTGTGGCCCAGCCAGTGGGCGCCATGCAGACTGCGCGATGTCAAGCGCCAGCAGGTGGTCGAGCTCACTGAGCTCTTCGGGTGTGAGGTGCTTGGATAGTTCTTTGATGTCTGAGGCGTTCATGCGAGGTCGTCGAAGTCTTTGCGGTTCTTCGCCAACGCCATGAGCTGCGCCACACGTGCAGCGCGAGCCGTCTCGTCGATGGCCACGGGCCCGCCGTCCTTGCCGGTCAGCTCGATCTTCTCGCCGAACTTCTTGCGACGGTAGCCCTTGAGCAAGAACTGAGCGAGCGAGTCGCTGTACTTGCGCACGCTGAGGTATTTGGGCGAGCCGTCTGGGTTGATCACGAGCACAGGGCGGCCATCGTCGTCGGTCTCTAGCGTGCCATCAGGGTTGCGCGCGAAGATGGGCGACAGTTGGCCCTGATACACCACCGGCTCTTCGACGCCCTCAAACGCACGGCGCCGTGCTTCGGCCTCGAGGTAGTCGTAAGCGTCTTCGAGCGCGTCCTCCCACGACGCAGCAAAGTCGGCGTCGGTCTTGCGCAGCGCGTAGGCAACGCCAGAAGCCACACCGACTTGTCGGCATGACTCGGCCACGTTGCATGACGTGCGCAGGTGTTCGAGGAATGGGGTGACCCATGCGGGGTATTTGCTCATGTGATGACTCTATGACTTGGCGGTGTGGTTATCCGCACCGGTTGGGTTGCGCCACTTGCAGCCGTGGCAGCCTGTGTCGGCTTGGCCCAGCTCGCTCTTGGTGTACTCGCACATCCAGCTCATGCGAAAGGGGAAGCTGTGCCCATTTGGCAGCTCGACGATGGGCTTGTAGGGCGCTCTGTTGTGGCAGCCGTAGGTCATTGCGCATCTTCCACTGCTTGGCGCATCATGCCCAGCCCTATGCCCGAGATGACTAGGCCGCCGTCGCTTACCCCAACAACGTCAGACCCCATGGCCATGGCCACGCCAACCATGAAGATAAACAGCGCCACGTTGAACTTGCTCATGCCTTTGGCTCCTTTGGTTTCGCCCAGTGCTCTGGGGTCTGTGCTCTTGTGCGGTAGTTGCAAATGTCGCGCACTGTGCTCTTGCTCACATTGAACCGCTTGGCCAACGTGCGATAACCGACGCCGTCGTCCTCGTGCAAGTCGCGCATCTCGTCGACCTGCGCATCCGTCAGTTTGGCTCGGTGATGTGTCTCACCGACCCGATAGTGATTGGCGTTCAACGCCAACATTTTTGTGCTCATCGCTCTTCCCTCCGAACGTGCAAAATTTTGCGTGTTACCCATGTTACCCATGTTGCCCTCTATGCTGGAACTTTCCCCCCACTCCTGTTTTTTCACCATACAAAATACACTCTCTTTTCTAACTAACTGTTACACCACAAGGGTAACAAGGGTAACAAGGGTTCAGACCGCATGGCATAAGGCTTCCCGCGTTACCCATCTCCAAAATGTGACCCATCTTTTAAGGTCACACCACCTCAAGCCAACTCCGCCAGACTCTTCGCGTCCAACTTTTGCCTCGCCCAACCCTTGAAAGTTTGTGACCCATCTCTCACCGTCGTGCGCTCGTAACCCAGCGACCGAAGCACCCGTCCGGCCCTCAATTCGTCCCTGCGCGCAATATTTCGCACGTCCATCCCCAGCGCCGAGACCATCACATCGTGCAGTTTGAATGGCTTGTCACCACGGCAAACACCCTCGGTCTGATCCATCTCATCGGTCGACAGCCAGTGCCCGATTGAGCTCTCCCACGCGTCGTGGATCTTGAACTGCGCATGCTCATCCTTGGCCAGCGTCTGCGCTGCGCGCCACTTGACCCCGTGCTTTTTAAAGAGCGCCACGCCCTCGGCCCACAGTTGGTCACGGTCGCGCTCGATCGCTGCCACGTCGGTCTCGCCCACCTTCACAGGCAGCCACCGGCGCTCGCCCGTCGCGTCGGCCAAGAACTCGTCCTCGTTGGTGGTGCCGATGAACACAAGGCGGCGCGCAAAGCGCACAGCGAACTCGCGGTACTTAGGAATCCACTCCTCGTGCGTGCGGGTCATCCAAGCCTTGATCGACTCGGCCTCGCGTGATAGCAGGCCGCGCAGCTCACCGAGCTCGCCCACCAGCTTGCCGCGCAGGGCACGGGCTAGGTTGTCGTCACGGTGCTCGAGGTTGACCTCGACGAAGGCGCCCTCCTCTGGAGCCAGCGCCTGCACGCTCATCGTCTTGCCTGAGCCCTGACGGCCAACGAACACCGGCGTCATGTCGGCCTTGGTGCCAGGCACCAAGCAGCGCCCTGCCAAGGCAGTCCACAAGTAGACCGACACGGCGCGCGCATACGCGCTGTCTGGCACGCTGTAGTAGGTGCTGAGGAAGTTCTCGACGCGCTCCACGCCGTCCCACTGCAAGCCCGTGGCCCAGTTGACCGCCGAGTCGAAGGCGTTGTCTTCGGCCACCACGTTGACGCCCTCGCGGATGATCTCAGTGCCTGGGCCCTTGAAGCCGCGCAGCTCGAGCGTCTCGCGGATGCGGGTGTAGTCAGTGTCACGCAGTGGGCGCCACATGCCGTCGCCCTCGCACACCATGACCGAGTCTTTGAACTCGTCGTAGGCAATACGCCGGTTCACGATGTCAGCACGACCGATGGCCTTGATGACGTTGCCCGCTGTCGACTCGATGCGCCCGCGGTTGTCGCGCGTGAATGCAGGCCATGGCTCGTCGTCTTGCTCGCTGGGCACTACCACGTCGAAGTCGTGCTGCAAATAGCCGATGGCCTCGAGGAAGTCACCGTCAGTGCGGCCAGCGCAGTGCGCGTGCAGGCACTTGTAGTGGCCTTGGGCAAAGCCGCCCACACCTGCGGGGAACCAGCTCGAGGCGCTGTTGCCTGAGTCGCTCGTGTGCTCTTCAGTCCATGGGCACTGCACGTGCACACGACCATCGCGATCCCACTCCTTGATCATGCCGTTGTCTTGCAAGAAGCCAACGACCGGGTCATTCATGTCGTCACGCTTGCGAGGCGCCACAGGCACAAGGCCGTTGCGCGAGCGCAGGTCACCGTCTTCAAGAGCGAAGGCGTCGACCAAGGCCTGCCACACGATCTCGAACTCGGCCGGCGTGATCTCGGGGATGGCCTTTGGCAAGACCTCGCCCCAACTATACCGGGCGCCGCTGGTGTGCGTGCCCACCGCAATGAACTGCTGGCCAGTGGCCAAGAACTCAATGGCGCCGTGCGCTGTGCGGATGATGCGCTTGGCAAAGTCGCCAGGCATGCACGCCACCAGCAGGCGCTTGCCTGAGTTCTCACGTGAGCGGCAGGGCAGGTCACCCAGCGCCAGTGCGATGGTGTCGGCCACGGCCTGTGCGTGCACTGGGTCGTCGATGTCGATGTCAAAGGCGCGCACTGTGCGTGTCTGCAGGCAGATGCCCAAGTCACCGTCGCGCTGCCAGCGCGTGATGTCTTGATCGCTCGAGACGTGCTGGGCCCACTGAGGTATGCCCACCGCCTCGCGGTCTTTGTTGTACCGGCTAGGCGTCTTGCCCACGGCCTTCATCTTGCTGAGTTCGCTGATCTTCGCGTTCGGGTTGCTCACCACTGGCAGAAGATCTGACTGCAGCCCCAAGGCAACCGCGAAGTGTTGCCATTCACCCACCGTGGCGCCCCAAGCGCCCGGCGTGTTCTGTTTACTACTCATGAAAACCCCCAGAATTAGTCTGTCAACCCACCTTCGGAATCGTCAGAGACGATCGGGAACTCTGCGCGCACAGCGGCAGCACCGAGACACTTCTGCGCGAAGTCGCAGTTGGCGCACGCCTTGCTCAAGTCGGTGCGGTAGATGCGAGGCAGTCGGCCCTTTGACTCGTTGTGCATGGCCGCAGTGGCGCGCTCAATGGCGCTGGCCAGCTCTGGCGAGGCCTGTCGGATCTCGCTCGAGATGTGATACAGGTATGCACGTGTGGTGCCCGCTCGCTTGGCAAGTGTGTCTTGCTCTTCGGGCGTGGCCGCGCGCATCCAGTGTTTGAATACTGACATGGTGCTCATGGTTGTCCTTTGTTGAAAGGAGCGCAGTGTACCACCTGCTATTTGCAGTTATCAAGTTGCACAAAAACAACACACGCAAAAATAAATCTTGTACTGGCATTAGCATGTGCTATAGTCCTTACATCAACAGCGAAAACGCAACAGGAGTTCACCATGACAATGTCACTTAGCGAAATCACCGAGCAGTACATCAACAGCGGCAAGCGCGACAGCAAGAACCGTGAGATCGGCTACACCGTTGGCCTGCGCAACAGCGAGACCACTTACTACGCTTGGGTGCAAAACACCCGCCGCGTCAAAGGTGAGTGGAAAGACTTTGGTGTGCGTCAACGCAGCAAGCAATTCGCCACTCAAGCCGCAGCTACCGCTTGGGCCTTTGCCGAAGCCCACGCCCGCATCGCCAGCCTCACCAAGTAATAGATCAAGGAGTTCACCATGGGTACCTACCAAATCCGCCGCGCAATCAACACTCAGGGCGTCGCCCTCTGGATCGCCGAATACATCACCCACAGCGGCGAAGTGCGCTACCTCGCACACGCTGCAGTTGCTGACCCGATCCACGCACTGATCCAAAAACTCACTGGCAAGAAGTAAGGAGCCGACCATGTCCAAAGAAGCCATCCGCAAGTTCATGCGCAACCGCAAAGCCCAACTGGCCCGCCCTGAGCGCCGCACGTTTCCGAAGACTGCAGGCAACCTGAGCAGCACCCGCAACTACGTCGACGCCTACTGGCAGATGAACGGGCTCACCAACAACTACGCCCTGAGCCTGACCGTCGACAAGTTCTTTGAGCCACTCAACCAGGCACCGACCACTTGGCCAGAGCCAGAGGTTGAGACCCTCATGCAAGCCGCCCAAGCCATGGGCAAGTTAGAAATCATCCACGTGAAATAAGGAGCACACCATGCAAGACATCATCGACAGCATCAAGGCCCAAGGCCTGCAAGTGTTTGGCCCAGAGAAGCTGACCACCTACGCCTATTTCACCGACGGCACCCGCATCGGCTACGTGCAAAGCGCCCGCGTGGAAGGCATCAGCTACAGCACTGTGCACAAGCCAAGCCGCCAAGTCGGCACTGGCTTCAAGGTAGACAGCGTGCAAGGCGCATTGGCTCACTCACCTGTGTGGGCCTATGGCGGCGACCGCAGCGCCGTCGTCAAGTACAAAGATTTCGCCGAGTTCAAAGGCAAACACTGGCAACCCCTCGTTCAATACTAAGGAGCACACCATGCAAAACATCGACATCAACGACGTCGAGCTGGGCTACATCGACGCAGCCCTCTGGTCTAGCACACACGACGATGGCGAGCCGCTCGACGTGATGGGCGTGGAGGCCATCCACCCTGACACCCGCAAGGCAATGCGCGCCGACGTGGAGTCCTTCGTCAAGAAGAACCACACAGTGCTGATCGCATCAGGCCTTGACGACGTGCAGATCGGTCACGACTTCTGGCTCACGCGCAACCGCCACGGCGCCGGCTTCTGGGATCGCGACATCGGCGAGGCAGGCCAACTGCTGACCGACGCGTGCGCAGAGTTCAAAGAGGTCGACCTGTACGTGGGCGACGACGGAAAGATCCATCAATGAGCTGGCCGTTCCCTACCTTCCCCAACCCGAAAGACCAAGGCACCCGCGTGCCGCGTTTTAACCCTGACAACTTTGAAGAGGCACCCCTATGATCATCGAACTCAACATCAACCTCAACGTGATTGGCCGCCGCAACTCGCTGGCCGACTGCAACAACCGTGCGTTCACGTCGATCGCCTACTTAGGTGCGCACTTCGTCAACGCCGACGCCACCCGCCGACAGGCGCAGGTTGAGGGTGACGACGGCATGCTGCACGACCAAGACATTTTGCTGGCCCGCGTGCACACCGGCAACGCCACGGTCGAAGAGATCCTGCGCAAGATCGCCGTGCTCTCTGCAGAGCTCGAGCAAGACTGCATCGCCCTGCGCTGGCCTGACAACTTCGAGGGCGTGCTCGTCGGCCCCAAGGCCACCACATGGGGCGACTGGGATGAGAGCTTGTTTCAGCGCTTCGACAGTGATGTTGCGCATTAACAACAGCTAAAATAATTTTGCAAACCCGCATTAACATGCGCTAGAATTTGCCAACACTTTTTTCAACCACTAGGAGTTAAACATGTCAGTAAAAGTCACCCTTGAATTTGCGACCATCCAAGAGGCAGCCGCCTACTTGGCAGGCGCAACAGGCGCAGCGCCAGCCGCTGTCAACGCAACGCCAGTTGCCGAGGTCAAAGTCGTGAAGGAAGCCCCCGCCCCAAAAGCGGAGAAGGCCAAGGCCGAGAAACCAAAGACCGAGTCCAAGACGGAAGCTGCTGCGACGTCTACCCCTGCACCCACGGAAGAGAGCAAGGAGTCGCCTGCCTCCTCCGTCGACTATACGAGCGTTCAAAAAGCGGTCTTTGCACTGGCCAACGCCAAGGGCCGTGACGCTGCGCTCGCCGTGATCGGTACCTTCGGCAAGGCGTCCGCCAAAGAGCTGGCCCCTGAGCAGTACGAAGCCGCGTTGGCTGCCTTGACCGCAGCATTGGAGGCCTAACATGATCGACGCTGCAATCCTTGGCGACTTGCTGATGGTGGGCATTGTGCTCGGCGTCTGGTCTGTTGCCGTTCTTGTTACCGCAATGGCGTTCGACACCGTGCGCAAAGTCTTCAGGGGATATTGAAATGCTGCAACCCGTTAACTCACCAAAGCGCACGTACAGCGTGCGATGGAACAGCGGCCTGCAAGGCACCTTTACCCACGACGCGAACAGCGAGCGCCAACAGCGCAAAGCCGTGATCAAGGCCGTGGGCATCCGCCAAGCCAAACGTCTGTACCGTGCGGAGATGCAACATGGTTAAGCGCATGAACTTAACCCGCGAGCAAACCAAGCTGCTCAAAGACCGCATCGAGCGCGCTATGGGGTGGGGCGTAAAGCACCGCCTTGTAGAGGCAGCCGGAGCCAACGTCAAAGCCCCCGTCGGTTTGGAGGCGGCCAAGAAGTTGGTGGCACGCCACAAAGCTGCGGTTGACAAGGCCGAATGGAAGGCCAGCAACACTTTTGCCGCTGAGAAGCGCACAGCTATTGAGCTGCTCTACTTTGCAACACCAGATAAGGCCTTGGCCTGCGTCAAAAAGCTCGAGGAGAAGTACAGTGCCTGAAGCCCACAGCAAATGGTCGGCGTCTGGCTTCAAGAAGATCATGCTCTGCCCAGGCAGCAAGGTCTTAGAAGTCAACCGCCCTGACCGCTCTAGCATCTACGCAGCCGAGGGCACAGCAGCCCACGAGCTGCTTGAGATGGTGCTCACCAAGGACGTGCCAGCCGCTGGCTACCTTGGCCGCATCATCACGGTCGAAGAGGCCGACGCGACGTATGAGATCGAGGTCGACGACGACATGGTTGGCTACATCCAAGGCGTTGCTGACCGCGTCAAGGCGTACCTAGGCGACGACGGCGTGCTCTTTGTTGAGCAGCGCCTGTGCTATGCAGACTACATCGGCGTTGACCGCGATGCAGGCTGGGGCACGGGTGACGTGGTGATCGCCAAGGGCGACACCATCATCGTGATCGACTTGAAGTATGGCCGCGGCCAGTGGGTGGACGTTGTGGAAAACCCGCAGCTCTCGCTCTACGGCTTGGGCGCGCTGGACAAGTTCAACGGCTTGGCCGGTGACTTTGCCAACATCAAGTTGGTGATCGACCAGCCTCGCATCAGCGAGAAGCCAAGCGAGTGGGACACCACCGTCGAGGCGCTCGAGGCATGGGGTCGCAGCACTGCGCGCAGTGCCGTGAACACCGTCAAGAGCGCTGAGATGCTGCACGCCAAGGAGCTCAACACTTGGAACGAGACGTTCTTGCGCCCTGGCGAAGACCAGTGCCGCTTCTGCAAAGCCAAGGCCACGTGCCCTGCGCTGCGCGCTGACGTGTCGCAAGCGGTGTTCGGCTCAGAGCCTGCCAGCCCTGAAGAGTTTGCCGAAGCCGTGCCGTTGTCTGTTGGTGACGCAGGCCCAAGCGCTGACATTGGATGGATCGCAGCCTGTCTCAACAAGGTCGACCTCATCGAAGACTGGTGCAAGGCGATCCGCGCAGAGGCTGACCACCGCTTGCTCAATGGCCATGCAGTGCCAGGCTACAAGGTCGTCGCCGGTAAGCGCGGCGCACGTCAATGGGTTGACAAGGCGAAAGCCGAAGAGGCCCTCAAAGCAATGCGACTGAAAGTTGAAGACATGTATGACTTTAAACTGATCAGTCCTACTACCGCCGACAAGTTGGCTAAAGCTGGCACCATCGGCCCCCGTCAGTGGCCAAGACTCTTGGAACTGATCACACAGTCAGACGGCAAACCACACGTTGCCCCTGACTCAGACCCTCGCCCAGCGTTGGATCTGCAACCAGTCGACAACGACTTCGGCGACGAATCGAACAACGACTTGGCATAACTGAAATCTTCAATCATCAATCCTCAAAGGAAAACTTCAAATGACTACAACATCCGCTCCTATCGGTCGCATCATGCTCAAAAACGTGCGCTTGGCATTCCCCAACTTGTTCGAGCCATCGACAGTTGCTGGTGAAGGCGAGCCGCGCTACAGCGCAGCCCTCATCTTGGGCACCGACCACCCACAGATCAAAGAGATCAACGACAAGATCAAGGCAGTCGCCACTGAGAAGTGGAAAGACAAGGCCGACGCAATGATCAAGAGCCTCGAGAAGACAGGCAAGCTCGCACTGCACGACGGTGACGAGAAGCCCAACTACGACGGCTTCCCTGGCAACATGTTCGTGAGCGCCAGCGCCAAGGTCTCTGCCCGCCCCACCGTGATCAACAGCGACAAGACGCCGTTGACCGATCGTGATGGCAAGATCTACGCTGGCTGCTACGTCAACGTGAGCCTCGACTTGTGGGCTCAGGACAACGCCTACGGCAAGCGCGTGAACGCACAGCTCCGCGGCGTGCAATTCCTGCGCGACGGCGACGCATTCAGCGCAGGCCGCCCAGCCGACAACGACGAGTTCGATGACGTGACTGACGGCGCTGACGCAGACGACATCGCGTAATAGCAAACGGGGGGCCCTGCCTCCTCAAGCGGGTTGATCGCCCGCTGGCAAAGTTGAGATCGCTACACGTTGACCCCCGTAAAGAAAACCGGTTGGCGTGATGCGTAAACCCTGTCGGGCCCATAAAAATAAATGCAGGGGAATCTCGACATAGATCTGACGCCTCGGAAAGACGAGGGCTTTTGTTGAGGGTGTGAGTTCAATTCACTCCCTCACCAAAGGACAACACCATGAAGAAAACACTTTGGTTCGACTGCGAGACCTACAGCGAGTGCGATTTGAAAGCGCACAGCACACACCGCTACGCCGCTCACCCCAGCACGGAGATCACCGTCGCGCAGTGGGCGATCGACGACCAAGAGCCGACCGTGTTTGACTGCACGGCGGAGGAAAACATTTACAACAACCCAATGGCTGTGATCTGGTCTCACCTCAACGACTCCGAGGTCATCATCGTTGCGCACAACAGCCACTTCGACCGCACCCTGCTGCGCCACGTGTGGGGCATCGACATCCCCGTCGAGCGCTGGCGCGACACCATGATCAAAGCGATGGCCCACGGCCTGCCTGGCGGCCTCGACAAGATCGGCGAAGTGCTGGGCCTGAGCGAAGATCAAGCCAAAGACAAGCGCGGCAAGCAGCTCATCCAAATGTTTTGCAAACCTGCCCCCAAGGGCAGCAAGATCCGGAGGAAGACACGTGACACACACCCCGTTGAATGGGCAGAGTTCCTTGAGTACAGCCGACAAGACATCGTCTCCATGCGAGAAGTCGACAAGCGTTTGCCAAGTTGGAACTACAAGGCGGGTCACGCAGAGCTCGCCCTCTGGCATCTTGATCAGCGCATCAACGATCGAGGATTCGCGGTGGATCTTGAACTGGCAGCCGGGGCAACCGCTGCTGCTGCTCTCGAGAAGGAGCGACTTAAAGACAAAGTCTATGAGGCCTCACTCGGAGACCTCACCAACGTCAGCCGACGCGACGAGCTGCTGCGCCACATCGTCGAGTTCTACGGCGTCACCCTGCCCGACCTCAAAGCCGACACCCTAAAGCGCAGGCTCGAAGACCCAGAGCTGCCCGAAGGCGTCAAGCTGTTGATCTCGATTCGCCTCGAGGCCACCAAGACATCGACGGCCAAGTACAAGGCGCTCACCAACGCGACCAGCGAAGATGGCCGCCTGCGCAACACGCTGCAGTTTGCCGGTGCGCAGCGCACTGCACGTTGGGCCGGTCGCGTGTTCCAGCCACAAAATATGCCACGCCCAGACATGAAGCAAGACCAGATCGACCTCGGCGTCGAGGCGCTCAAGGCTGGCGTGGCCGACCTCACCTTCGACAACGTGATGCGCCTGACGGCCAACACGGTGCGGGGTTGCATCGTCGCCCCGCCCGGCAAGAAGCTGTGCATCGCTGACTTGGCAAACATCGAGGGCCGTGTGCTCGCATGGGTGGCCGGCGACGACTGGGAGCTAAAGGGG